TAAGTTATTGCGTCAATATTTTCATACGCAGACAAATCTATTTGTTGCCAGACTTTACCTTCATCGTCACTGTATACCCACAGGGCATCGACAGATTCTTCCATATATTCTGTAGAAGACTTACTGAAAGTACAGTCTTGGGTACACATATAGACATCACCATCAACTGTCCAGTTGCTGTCATCAACAAGATTCCCCGTGGTCTCCTGACAAAGACCAACACTAGGAACTAACAGAAATATTAACGGGCGTAGTGAGACCATTCTTGTTTAGCTTTCTCTCTACGAGCTTCACGATCTTTCTTTAAACCTTCTTCGTACAACCTTGCAACCTTTTGTTTCTCATTAACCAAGGCACCTTCTGGCACGCGGTCTAAGTTAGCCAGCCATTGGGTTTTAGCTTTTTTACCAATCAACCCATCAATAGGGCAGTAAGTACCAGCATCCCACATAGCTTGAAACACCCTGTGGTCAGCCAAACAAAGTAAAGAAACCGCTGCTACTTTCATACCCATGGCATATAGCTGCTTCGATAACTTTAAGTTTTCGCAATTAACATCTCTAATAGTCAGTCCACTAGATATACCAAATATCTGTGTCTGTACCGCGCCAGAAACTCCAGTAGTACAAATATCAGAGTTATTAACCACCACATTAGGGGAGTTTGCAGTTGAAGGTGTTCGATCTACGGTAGTGGTACCAACCGTATTGGAAGAGCTAGATACCGTACTAGATACGGTGCTTGAGATTGTGTCGGTAGCTAAGGAGTTTCCTGAGCAGATAAGTAAGATTGCTACGCTAAGTAGTTTTAGAAGATTCTTTTTCATGATTCATCCAAATTGCAAAAGCGCCAGTCATGGCGCCAGTTACTACAGAAACCAACCCCGCCTGACTTGGGCTTGGATCAGGAAGAGTCATGAACCACTCTACTACCCTCCAACTCATGATGGTCATAATAGCCATCATAAGCCGGGGTAATATTTTAAGTTTTAGAAACTGCTCCTCTGTCACTTACGCTACAGAAGAATTAAGTTTAGAAATACCGGCAGCTATGGCTAAAGCAACACCACCAGTAACTAGAGACTCTCCATCAAAATGTTGAGCGTGTACTACAAAGTCAGCAACAACCGTAGAAATAAAAATTAAACCAGCCTCTTTACTACCTTTATCTCTTAGCGCGTTTTTGCTTACAACAAGTGCGCCAATAATAATAAGAGTTGCAAGAATACCAGTTGTAGCTGCTGTAATAAGATGTTGAGCGTCGCCTATCTTAACAACGTCTCCCATCGTCATTACACTACCGCAAGCTAAAAAAGCCGCTAACCAACGTCTAGCTGCAACGTTTTTGTACTCCATAAAAACATCCCAAACTTTAGCTAACATATAGCCTCCTTGTTAAGCGGTAGTTTTCCTTCGCTTCTTCTTTGATTTACCCGCAGAAGATAACGCAATAGCTACCGCTTGTTTTTGAGGATAACCCTCGTCTAATAATTTACGGATATTGGTACTAACCGTTTTCTTACTCTTGCCCTTTTTTAGTGGCATGATAGCACCCATAGAAATCTGTACCTTTGATCGCGGCACCTGTACCACGCATTTTCATAGGCGCCCTGCTGTCTCCTGCCATTGGTGGCTCGGCTGTTTTTCCATAAGGAACTCGCCCTTGACCAGCGACATCAGCATAAGGAACTGCCTTTGGGGGGTTTGATGGGGCAGACCCCATATATTTTACTCTACCTTTCATGATCTTCTCCTGAACGGGTTTATATAATTAGCAGAACCTCTTTGCAATAATTCACTTAAAGACAAAGATGGAACCATATCTGCATAACTTTGATATTGGTAAATAGGCGGGGCAACTTGTTGAGCAGGTTGTGGTGCAGGCGCCGCAACTGTCTCTTCCTCAACTTGCATAACGGCTGGGTTTATACCAAGTTGTCGTACTATCTCGGGCGTGTTTTTTAATAAATCACTGATAATAAAACCACCAGAGGGTGATGGGGAAGCGGTATTTAGCATTCTAGTAATACCTAACTGAGCAACTAACTTTGAAGGATCAAGTTGAGGCTGAGGCTGTTCTTGTAAATTAAGTTGTTGTCTTACCCTAGGATCATTAAGAAGGCTCAATATACCAGCAGTCATAGGACCGCCTTGTATAGCCGTTGCGTTCTCCTGAGGTTGCGCCATACCCGCAACTGATTCTCTAATAAAAGGCATCTTAACTTCCTCTCTGACCTCTCTGTTTTAACAATTCACGCTCCATTGCAGATTGTATTCTAGCCTGCGTTTGTTTTTCTTGCGAAGCCAATCGCTGCTGGAACTGGTTAGACCGCATCTGCATACCCTGTTGCTCAAGATTAAGTTTCTGAGCCTCAGTCTGAGCATCGTTCTGTTCAGCCTGCGCCTTAATCTGTAGCTCTTGTTCCTTGAGCTTGACCAACGGATCAGGTTGACCTGCTCCAGATAGTTGTCCAGATAGCTGTTTAACTTGTTGCATACCTTCCGCAACGAATTGCGCCACCATCTGCTCAACCTGCAACATTTGCTGTTCAGGATTCTGCGGTACGCCCATTTGTTGAATCTGTTGCATCGCCTGTTCCTGAGCCGCAATCTTAACGTGCTCCATCACATGCTTCTGTAAAGACATAGCCACCGGCGGCAACGAAGCTACCATTGGGCTCGTGCCAAACACCAAGTGCGCCATAATATGCGCTTGATGGTTCTGACCCTCAAAAGCTCTAAGTGGCAACATATCCAAAGCGTTAATATTTTCTTGTGCCGGATCGATAGGCATCGGATCCTCAGAAGGAACGTTCTTCATGATCCTGTCTACATCGGTCACGCCTAACGCTTCATACATGTCACGATACACTTCGTGCATGTTGTGTAATTCCGGTGCGGCCCCAGCTAGTTGCAATTTAGTTTGCGCGAGCATTATTCGTTGCGCTTGACTGAAAACATTCGGGTTGCTCACCGGAATCACGTCAACTCTATCATCAAAGTCTTCGCGCATAACAGTTGCATCACCGCCAGCAACAGAGTATGGATATTCCTGAGGTAAGCTCTCGCTCATCACGCGAGACAGAATCTTGAACTCCTGACGCATAGAGTAGTGCAATCTCTTATGCACCGCGCTCATCACCCGCGAGCCTTGCTCAATCATAGCAATCGTCGTTCCGACAGCCGCCTGATCGTTGCCATCCCCAACCTTTAGATCAGTAATCGTAGCAAAGCGTTGCCCCGCTTGAACTACAAAACCTAACAGGTTAAATAACGTTTGATCGGGCCCCTTGAAAGGAAGAGGCATAAGGGAGTCACGGATGGCTCCGCCAGGAGCATCCACGTCGCGGAATTCGCCTGGTTGGAGTGGATCATCATCGTCCCTGATACGGAGTCCTCTGGCTTTAAAACCAGCGGGGAGGTTGGACAAGGTACCAGCATCAATGAGTTGCCTTAGTGCAGCGGTAGCCGTCCGTGACAAACCGCCAATAGTGTGAATCAACCCTAAACCGTAAAACCCAAATCCAGGCAAGAACTTGAAGTGCGTGAAGTATTGAATCTTCTTGCGCTTCTCGTCATCCTCCCGATAATTTCTCCTAATAGATAGAACCTGCCCGTTGTCCTGAGAGATCGTAACAACATACGGAATCCTAATTCCAGTAGGCTCCCCTTCGTCATCCACGTCCTCATAACCCTTGAGGTCCAAATCCACATGACATTCAAGTAAGGTGCAGTCGTAATCAATCTGTGACTGCTCTACCCCTTCAATCTTATCAATCTCTTCTTTAACTCCCGTCTGCTCAACTTGCGACGGAATCACATCAATATCGCGGTAAAAACCAGCGATCTGTTTCTTACGCAAATCATTCAAGCTCATCCTGAAAACTTGCGTGATGTTCGGACAACTATCCAGATCCGCCGTCTCGTAAGGAACAATTAAATTTTCTGCGGGAACAAATTTAGATACCGCACGTCCTAACTGCTCATCGTAATACGTCTTCTTAAATGTAGAACCAGCAAGCGGTAAATAAAACAGCATCTGGTCCATGTCCGGCGTGTAATCTTCCATCACATTCGTGATGTAGTAATTCATAAACTGCTTCACACGAGCAGCCTGATCCACCTTGTCACGGGTCTCCTTGCCCAAAACCACAGTACGAACAGGTCCAGACGACGGCAACAACTCATTAAACGCCTGCGCCTGAAACTGCGTGGCAGCCTCAGCCAACAAAGGATGAGTCACCCCAGAGGCTCCACGAAACGGCTGCGTCCGCTCCTCGTAACTAAACCCTAACAACTCCAACCCATTCGAATACGTGTCTTCCCACTCCTGACGAGAAGCCTTGTTCGAATCATACTCACTCAATAAATCACTAGATATCCGCGACAACTCAGAATCAGGCAAACTCTCAGCCAAGTTCTCATCAAAACCACCCCCAAGAACCTCTTCCGTCGGATCAAAATCTACAACAACGTCGCCGTTATCTTCCTCAATAATCTCAACCTCATCACCAAGGTCCGTGAACAACGGCTCAGAACCCGAGTCAGGTATCTCAAGCTCCAACTCCGCCGCCATCTCACTCTCGTCAAGCTGTGACGGAACC